TCATAGAACAAGTTATGGAGCACTTCCTTTACCCGAGAGTTGTCACACTCAATCGTAAGGATGTCTCCATATTCGTTCTTGATCGTCGATTCATCAGCGTAGATGTCTAGAGCCGACGCAATGATAGGGTCCATGTCCATCAAGTCGTAATCACGGAACAACGTCAATCGTTGCGTCTGGTACGACATGTTGGTACCATACGAATTCATGGCGGTGCCGTAGCTCGACGCTGCATGAACGCGAGAATAGCGGTCACGCATCGCGTTACTGACAAACGCCTGAATGTTGTCAGTATCGGCTACTTTAAGCTGCTTCCCACCGACGTTACGAACGATAACGTTGGTAGAAAACAGTCGCTTGAGTCTTGAGTAGAGGTTTTGTTCAGCCATTACGAAGTCTTTTTGTCAGGTTTGGTAGAGCCAGCTTCTCTTCCTCGCATGTAATCGGCAACTTGCGAGATGTCATGGGCAGACGTAGCGATGTGGTCTTCAGCCCAATTATCAATGGGTGTCTCGTCAGTGATGATCGACAGCAAGTACTCGATGTTTGCTTTAGCTGACTCAAGTGAAGACCGATTCATATACGAAGGAACGTGGTCATCTTCGGATACGAGACTCTTTTTGATGATCGGAAGACGGTTTTCCGTCTTAGAAGCTTCCATCTTAGCAAGGCGGGTGTAGTAATCGGGCAATTCACGAAGATGAGCCAGTGCAATCTTGGCAATCATAGTCCAATCGCCATTTGTCACGTCATCATGCTCGCGTTCGACCTTCAACCCCATCTCAAACTCGTTCATGTCAACGCCTTCCAAGTCTACCCCAAATGCTTTTTCGGCCCGACGACGCAATTCATCATCGGGCACGGTTGGCTCACTCGGTTCTTGTGCCTCGTTTCGAAATGCATGTTTCATATGCATCATCGGAGAGACAATTTTTCCCGGTTCTGCGCCAAATGGCAATTTTTGGAGCAAGGACGCCATGCTAATCATGCTTTCTTCTCAGAAATCTTGCGGCAACTGCCCTTTGAGTATGGAGTTTTACCGGGAACAGGCTCGTAGCCGTCCCAACAACGCCCGTTTTCATCTAATGCGTTCAATGCGGCCTCATTGACGATTTCTTCAATGCGCTGCTTAAACATTTCTGCCATCTTGATCTTATCTGCCATATGAATTCACCAGTTGTCTACGATAAGTAGTAGCCTCATACACGCTTTTCGTGTATGATCCTTCAAATTGATGGGCCATTTCTACCAGTTCTTTCACTGAGCAGAAACATTGGAGGCAGGTAACCTTCTTAAACTCGTCTAACTCTTTCTCAGCAACCCATCGATGGTGCCCATCTACTACATATCCACCTTTCGACACGATCAACGGGTTCTTGAGCTTCATTGGATCGTCTTTTAACGCTTCCACTTTCGCCCGATTGATGTGTTTCTGGATGGGCTTCAGTGATTCCACCGGCAAACGATGTATTTTCGTGCGAATTCCGTGACCGTTGAGAAAGTCACGGAATTCGTCAAGTTGATTAGAAGGGATTTGGGGCAATAAATGACGAGGGATCATGGTTATTTGCGATCCATCTTGGTCAAAATGTGCGTATCAATCGTAATCTTCTTCTTGTTGTACGGTGCGCGAAGTGATTCTACAGCATTGATATTGATTTTGTCCGTGTCAAAATATTGAATGTCCGTATATCCCGATTCGATTTTCTGGCGAACGTACTCTCGAATCTGGTTTGGATCATCGGACGCAAGCGGAGTGAGCTTTAGACCGCTGGATACACCGATTTTACGCAGGTAATCGGCAATCTCTCGTTCCGTGTTGCGCTCGATCAAGATCACCATGTCACCGTCACCGTGCTTGGACAGCGTTTTGATGATCTTGTTGTACTTTTTGACATAGGTAGAGGACGTATCTTCGGATGCCTTCTTGATTACTGCATGATCCAGCACGAAAATATTGATCTTTCCCATGTTTTGGGACGAATCTCCCTCTTCTTCGTCATCTACCTTGACCAATTCGCCGTCAACAGTACGAGCCTTAACGACTCGGGTCTTTGGATCAATCCAGCCACCAAATCCCCCGTAGACCAAGCCAAGGGCTTTTGCTTGATCGGCGGGGGACAATTCGTTCAATGGGATACGTGCAGTTGACATAGTGGGTTATCCTAGAAGCCAGCGCAAATCTTCCCCGATATCCGCCCCACTTACACCGGGAGTTCCGGTTGGCATGGTGTACGGATCGTGTGGAAGGTTACGGTTGGTGTAAATGCCTTCGTGACTGGTTCGAGTAATGTGGTCGAGTGCAAACTTGGTCTGTTCGACGCCGACAGTCTGAATCTTCAGTGCCACGTCTCGAATCCAGAGTGCAATACAGAACGCCATAACCAAGTCGTCGTTCATACCATCCATCGCCTGAGCCTTATGGTTGTCCCAAATGAACACTCGAAGCTCTTCGATGAGGCGCAATGACCGAATCTCAACCGCTTTCTCACGCATATACGTATCAAGTTTGCTAATGATAAGCGGTCTAGTCTTAATGGTCGTACCGAATCCGGGGAGCATCTTTTGCTCTTCGGAATAGTATCGGCTCGTCAAGGTACGCTGCGTTTCCACCACCTTGTGATCCTTGCTCATGTAGAACAGGTTCTTATACTCGCGATCAATGATGGTTTGCAGCACAGCCCAACCGACGTTTTCACGCTCAACAACTAGAAGGGCGTCGTTGTACTTGGTGGCGACTTCGACGAGGAAATTACCGAAGTCCGTAGTTCCAAGCTGTCCCTTGTATTCAGCAACCTGCGTGACCGTTTCAATATCGATGACGTGGAAAGTCGAGTAGTCTTGACCGTCTCCACGGGCCACGTCGGCAGCAAGAATGTACTTTCGGTTGTAATCCGGCTTTTCCCAAATCCAAAGGTTTCCATCCGGACCACCCTTTTCGATTGGCTCGCTAACCTTCGTTTGACTGTACCATTCAATCAAATCGGCATCAACGACCGTGTTACCAGACCCAATGAACTCGGCGTCAAACTCCTGTCGAGCCTCACGTTCACCCTGAATCTGTCCCATCTTGTCACGCCATGCCTGATCGCGGTCTGGATGGACTCGCCAATCCAGCTTGATCGGATGGAACTTGACCGGGGCAGCATGTTCGTCTTCATTCTTCTTTGCCAAGTCAGCAATGTTCTGAATGGCCTTTGAATAGGTCTTGTGGAAGAAGTTTCCGACACCATTTGGGGTCGAAATGAGAATAGCCTTACCACCCGTAGACAGGGTAGGGAAGGCAGCGACCCAAATTTCCTCAGCGTTCTTAATGAACGCCGCCTCGTCAAGAATCAACAGCGATAGACCTTCAGAACGTCCAGAATCTCCTGCGGCAGTGGACGCTTTGATAGTCGAACCGTTCTTGAATCGAAGCGATAGCTTGTTGTTTTCTGTACATTCGACCTGAAGCCAGATAGGCAAATGGTCATAGGCATATCGAACCTTGGTGATAAGGTTCTTTGCCGTATCCTGCTTGGTCGCGATAACCAAGATGTTCTTGTCTCGATGGAATAGCATCATCCACAAAGACAACAATGCTACCACGGTTGAGATACCGATCTGTCGGCCTTTCAACACAATGGTATAATCGTTCGCCATAAAGTCTCTGACCGCGTTCGCTTGATAGTCGTAGCGTTCCGGTAGAATCTTGCCGCGAATAGGATGTTGAATATAGCAGTATTTCCAGATGAAGTACTCGGGGCTGGCCGCGCACTTCTTATACTCTTCTCGGATTAGCTGCTTAAGATCAACTTTTGGTGCAGTCATACTATTACCTGATACTGTTCCTGATCACAATCACACTGGTTACCCCCACCACGGCTCCTGAAATGAATGACGCTTTGCGTGAGGGGTAGGGAATGAATCCAAGGAACTTGGGTGATTTGTAGACTGGAACGGTAATCACCAAACGTCGTAGTGAATCGTTCTCTTGTAGAAGCAACCCATTTCCTGCGGTAAGTAGAGCAATGCTTCGAAGACGCAAACTATCCCGAGATTCAGCAACATTCAACGCCGCATTTAGTGAATCAACACGCTCCTGCTCAACAGCAAGAGCTTCTACGACCACACCACACGTATCGGGAAGGTCTTTCGTGATTTCTTTGATGACAACTCTTGGCGGCTTATTTGCCGCTACTCGCAGACGCGCAATTTGATCCGTGTACTGGTCAGCCACGGTGTTTAGCGAGTCGCTTTTCTGTTCTAGTTGCTCAACAACCTTTAGTACCGAATCGTTCTGCTTGAGAATCCTTGCAGACTCGGCCTTCCACGTAGCAATGTCTCTATCATACTTCTCTTTCTTGCTAATGTTGGAGATGTAATCAAAGACTAAGACAATCAGAATGATTGCCCCCGCTACTTTCACAATCGTCTTAAGATTCTGCTTGAACCACGCTGTTAGCTTCTGCATTTTGTCGCTCCTCCGCTTCTTCTTCTTGTTTAATGACTTCCATGCGAGCCAAGAGGAATTCGATATCAGCTTCTAACTCTTTGAACTTGTCTTCAAACATGGCGAATTCAGCCAGTCGCTCAAATCGGCCATCTTCAAAGTAGACCGTAGGGACGGTGAAGTCTTGCATATACTGCGAAAGCTCTTGAATCTTGTCCCGAATGAATGACTTTTCGTTCTCACGAAGCATTCGCTTTTCAAACGCTTCCCATTTGCCTTCGATTCGAAGTTTTCCTTCCCATTCAACATTGCAGTTATAGCACCATCCGCGAAGATAGAAGAACTTTCGATCAAATCGGTGGTTCATAGACTTCGAGCACTTTGGGCAGTGCCACGGCATTCTAGCAAGCTGCATAATCGAAACAGATTGCTTGATGCCATCCTTCATGACGTAATTCTTGCCCTCTTCATTCCAAATCTCGCCCTCAACTCGCTCAATTTTTGGCGTGAAGGTCATGCTGACTTGGATACGATCTGCCCAATTTCCTAGCTTCTTAGATAGATCGCCACGAATCTTTTCTAGTTTCTGCTCAAGCTCTTGTTCTGTGTATGGCTTATCGACGTAACTCATTCCTACCTCAAAAGAAAAGGGGACTACTAAAATAAGTAGTCCCCTAAGTAGCTAATGTGCTTGAATTTACTTCGTTGTCGAATCTAGCAAAGCCTTACGTGCTGCCTTGATCGAGTCTAGCTTCACCTTTACTTCGGCACGAATAGAATCGATACGTGCTTGTGGAACTGCTGCCACCAACGAATCGACGGTTGCTGCACTGACGGTATCTGCCTTTTCTAGATGAATTGCAGTGTCAATGTGGGCAGCGTCAACCTGTAGTGTCAATTCTGGTTGGATTGCGGGAGCCTCTTCCTTCTTTGATCCGCAAGCGGCAAGAAGCACAAGTGCCAAAATGGATAGCTTCTTCATGGTTATTGATTAACTTGGTTAAAGGTTTGGATGGTCGTGTTCTGACCAACATACGTTGTGGAAAGACCAACGGTTTCCTTTGCAGCATTGATCAAACAATCTACGGATTTTACTTCAAAGGTTCCAGTAATTTCTGCACCCGATACGATATCTCGTGCCACGTAAGTATACGTATCGCTTCCTAGTCCAGTGCTGGTCTTCGTTGCTTCTCCCACAAAAATTCCCGAGTTAATGCCGCCCGTCCATCCCATACCACTACCATCCGAAGCGGGCCAGTATTCTCCATCTCCATACGTTCCTGCAAGTGAAGGAGCTTGAATACTCACATTGTCCAAATCAGACGGGCAACCGATCATTGCGTATGCAGGACGTGGAGTTGTCGCAAGCATCATCGCTCCTACGACAAGCATAGCAACAAACTTCTTCGTTCGCTGAACTAGCTTCATTGATACTCTCTGTGAAAGGCCAATATAACCCAACAGTATATAAGTATCGTCCGGGTTAAATAGCCGTTCGGTTTCCCCGTGGCCACAATTGTCCTACCGTGGGGACGGTCACACTTCCAGACCCCGATCCTGAAATGCTCGCGGTTGGAAATGGTGTAGCAGGATATGGAATGCTTCCAGAATATCCAACCGGATACGTCAGCACAAACAGATATGGCGATCCCGTGTACACGTTGACAGATTGTGACGCAAATTGTAAAACCGTACCTTGAGGGAATGACCCTGTAGCCATAGTATCAATCCTGTCGAATGATCAAATATCCCGGACCTGCCTCCGCAACTCGGTTCAATTGAATCATCGTGCTAAACGAAGTATTCGCAGAAACAAAATATGTGCTTGATGTACCAAACATAGGAATTTTATGTGTTACACCAGAAGCAAAATCTCCTGAGCGCACTACTCCCGCCATACGACTCGGGTATCCGGTTCCATACGGAAGCATAGGGATAAACATTGATAGGTTAACATCGCCGTTGTAATTGCTAGACGCTCTGGCACTTCCGATCCAAATAGGATTAACTTCGGATATAGGAGTTTGAGCCGCACTTGCCGAGTATATCAATGAATTTTGTCTATACCCTCGGGTAATACCGTTGAACTGACCGACGACAATCCCTTCATTTGTGGAATTACCAAATGCATCTTTTGTACGCTCAATATACATCATCGCCGCCGTACCGAGATTATCAGCAAGAATCATTCCGAAGTCTCCACCGGAAACGATGCAGATGCGATGAGTATACAACACTCCACTGGTGGGGGTACCGACCGCAACATGTGGTGCTCTTCCGGTGTTGTTTACTCCTAAAATTGGACCTCCAACAGTTCCACTTCCATCATGAGTAAATCCTACACTTACGCCTATTCCGGGATTTCTACCAAACCCATCGATACCTGCGGACCCATATTCAACGCGAATGAAAACTGGTGCGCTTCCACTATTATGCCACCAGTCATCAAATCTCCACACTTGGTATCCTACAAAACTACCCGATCCATCGAATGTTGGAGGCGGACTTACAGATGCCGTGTTAATCGATCCGACCGCATTAGTATTGACCCAACCACAAAGCTGAAAGCTGTCGGTAAGCACCGATACCATACTTTGAAATGATTGCGTACCTGCCGCTCCGGGAGTATTTACACCAGCAAATAGCAATGATGATGTAACAAGAGATGCCATTATTCTGCCCTCACTGCCCAACGGCCATTCGTGTAGATTTGCGCGGATACTGGAGTGAAATTAGACCCTGCATTACGATATATACGTTGCTGCCCATAGACCGTATACGGAAATGTTTGCAACGGTTGTGCAAGATCGGTTGAATTACCAATGAGCACATTCGGTGAAGGATTTTGAGGAAACCCAATCATCGGATAAATAAGCCCAAGAATCAGTCTTCCGTTATACGTTGATGGGGAAAGTGTAGGTCGAGAATTAGGAATGTTTGACGATTCCTGTGGAGCGGGTGCTTGGCCCCACGGTGCGGCTTGAGAATATACCAGTCTAGAGGTGAGAGCATCATTTGTGCAAAACATATGAAATCCCGATCCTGTCGGGATACCATTATTGTCATACAATCGCTCAAATACACCAATTTGATTGTTATGGGTCGTATCAGGAAAGGTAAGCAACGTCATATAGCTACCATCTCCCGAAGCAAATATCGGACTTCCACTTGTTGGAGTGACGCTGTTTAACTGCGTTCCCGATACTTCAAGCAATGTGCTTATACCGGTCAACGAACCACTGCTATTATGGGCGGTTCCCATTTGAAAGTCTAATCTAATAGCCTGTGCGGATGCACCACTACCATAATCGACCTTGATAAACAACGGTCTAGTAGCTTGCCAACTATCGTTAAAGGCAAAGATGTCGTATGTTGCCTGTTCATTTCCGGCACTTCGAACACCCAACGAATACGGATTATCGACCGATCCTGACTGTGTTGTTCTAGTAAAGCTACATGAAAGAAATGCATTTCGAACTGCCGAAATCATGTCTCCCATCGTGGGCTGTACACCAAAATTGTTGATGCTAACGTACTGTGTATAAGCTGGCATAGATTACGCTTCCAAAACGACGCGATTAAAGTTGACTGTAATAGAGGCGGATGCCGCACTCAAATTCGTGATAGTGTAATATCCCAATGCGGTTGGCGTCGGCTCAATATTGCAGCCATTGACAACCGGAGACAAGGCAAAGTTATAGAGCGAGGCGGCACCACTCAACACCAAGTCTACCATAAGTCCGTTTTCGGTCACAGGGTCTACACCAATCGAGCGAGTCAAGTCACTATTCTGAAAAGATGCCGACCCGTACAAGCGAATGCGAGAGTCAGTGCTTGTCTCTACAGTCAACAATACATAGGACTTACCAAACGTAGCGATACTTCCCGTGATAGCTTGATTCGGAGCAAGAGATGGTGTAGTGACTGATGCAATGCCACGTCCTAGAGATGGGACGCTTCCAGAAAACTCAATGTTCACCACCGTTCCTGACAACGCAGCAGTAACTCCCGGACCCACAAAGTTCAAAATGGATGCGGTCGTAGTAAGCGAAATGCCCTCATCGCGAACTTCAAGCGCACCGGCACCACCCCCCGGAATCGTCACATTGACTACACTACCAGATTGTGAAGCGGTGACACCGGCCCCTGTGAAGTTCAATACTCCAACCGATGCGGTAACCGGAACATCCTCATCACGGATTTCAAGTGCCGTCCCTCCACCACCACCGCCCGGAATAATGACATTGACGACCGATCCAGAGAGCGATGACGATACGCCCGCTCCGGTAAAGTTCAATATCGTGAGCGTCGATGTGACCACCACGTTTTCGTCACGAACTTCTACGACCTGTCCGGGTGCGGGTGGTGCCCAACTTGCCGATAGGGCAAATGCTGCCCACGACGAAGACACCGACGTTTGAGCAAACGATGCCGAGATTACCGTAGGAATTTCCCACGATAGCACTCCTGCACCGTTTTGCGTCAAGACACTTCCACTTGCGCCGTTAGCATTAGGCCAGATGTATTGAATGCCACGAATGATGGTTCCGCTACCTACTAATTCAACGTTATTCGATCCTCTATCGAAGCGAATTGCCGGAATAATACTCAGCGAACCATTCAGCGATCCTAGAACCGATCTATTGTTAGCGGAATCATATCCAAAGAATGCACCAAACACATTCGGAGAAAACGACTCTCGGGCAATGAATCCCGGAATACCTGCATCGGGAGGAGACTCGGCCACAAATCGTGGGTTTGCTGCGCCACTGATGACAAACTCACGAATTGGCATCGCAATAAATTCAGTACCGGACGTGATCAAACGGCTTGATGAAACTTGCGTAGCCGATGTGAAAACCGGTATTCTGTCTTGTTGACCGCCCGTAAGCCCGCTGCCGCTTACATCAATCGACACTCTGATAACACCAGAACCAGAAAGCGAAGCCGATACCCCGGCTCCCACAAAGTCAATATTTGTGACCGCCGTTGATAGAGGAACGCCTTGATTCTGTACGGTAATGGACCCACCGCCTCCACCGCCATTTGCCGCCCACGAAGACGACCCGGCCCGAATTGGCAACATTTGCGTACTACCTGACACTTTATAGTACAAAGTGCCGTCTCCTACACCAATGTTCAATGCCAATTCACCGTCTTGGAACGATGCCCCATTAGGAATCGTACCAGAAACGGTGCTATAGCGGGTGATAATGGTTGTGAACGCCATTAGAATCGACCACCATCAATTGTTGGGTAGTAATCAGAGCTAGACAATAGCGTATACCATGACCCGGAAATGAACGTAAACGCAGTGGATGATCCGGAGATACCACTCCCACTGTATAAGTACCAAGAACCGTCGAAACTCTGAGATGGTAGGGTAGGTTCGGTTCCCGTAAGGAAGAAATTGGATACCACTGCACCATTGACGAACATGGCTCCGCTATCACCCGTTCGGAACACGGCATTGGCACCACGGACCAACATTGACCCACTAATGTACAAACTACCGGTCATCGCTCGAAGGCGTCCACCCGTCAGCAACATGCCTGTAAGGTTGGTTGGACCACCGACAATGATAAGATCACGGGACACTCGTACTCGTCCACGCGGAACACGGAACGACTTACCGACACCATACACGCTAACCGTACCAGAATCGGTCATGTGCAGCCCACCATCCCACGCCAAATTTTTGAATCCGATATTCTGCGTTCCTACCCCCACGTACCAACTATCCACAACGGATGAGTTGATACCAAGGACCGATCCGGAAGGACCGATTCCTTGCTCATATGATGAGACGGAGCTTGATATGGTAGCCCCTTGTATCGTACCGAGTACCTGATGATTGTAAACGGAAGTCGTAGCCACCTGATCCGCGAACATAAAGCGACTCGATGATACGTTTAGCCCAAACCAAACATCACCAGCGATAGGATTGGACAAGAACGATTCGGGAGCGGGAAGCAACGCAATATGGGGAGAACCCGAGGATGCATTGACAATCAACCCTTCTCGACTTTCCGTAGTTGCCGCTAACCCATAGAAGAAATTGATGTTGTCCAACGAGTATTCAAGAAACTCTCGGTATCGATAGAAAATCGTATCGATGATTCCCGGACTGAGGGTGGTGAATCGGAACCAGTTAATCAACAGTTTAGGAGCAACTTTGACAGGCGTAACACTCGACGTTCCAATAATGTAGGTCTGTGCGACATAGTGAGAACTAATACCGCATGACGCATAATCCCCCATATCAGAAGCATATCGATACGTCTCAGTTTGAGGTAACGACAGTGCGATAGGAGGGGATGCTTGAGAACTCGTAATCCACGATTGCCCAAACGATCCGGTGATCAACGCCATTTACAAACGACTCCATGATTGACGCAGTGTAATTTGAAACAATTGGTCTGTGTTCTTGATGATTCGAGGGGACAATGACAGTTGCCAAAAGTACGGACTATTTACATTCTCTCGAAACATCGTATATGTGAACAACCCGAATCCGCTGGTAAAATTCCCCACTGTTGGACTCACAGTAATTGTGCAGTCTCGAAAAAAAGAACCATTTGAATAGGGTGCAAGCGAAGCAGATGCATCCTCACTTGGTGTCGCATTGTTTTGCGCCGTTCTCGGCTGTAGTGTATCGGAATCGTGAACGCGAGCAAACGCCGACCAATCTCCAAAATCATCGAGTAATGTAGACCACCCTGCCAAGTCCTGTACTCGCTGCGGACGAATCGTATAGGTAATTGATCCCGTTCCAATGTTGATAGTGTCCGTTACATCAAACAATGGAGCATACAACCGATACTCGTATTGAACGCGAAGAATGTCAGACGAAGTTTTGAACACAGTTGTCGGATTTCCTGCCGAATCTTTGAACAATGAACGATTCGTCAATGTGCCTCCGGTTCCGGCTGTCCAAAACCCAAGTTCTGTCAGACTCCCCGTTACTTGCGTCTCGGTAAATATCCGTGTAAGACGACGAAACGTATATTCAGGAGAGGTATTGTTGAGCGTGACATTTGCAACACCACCGTTTGAATTGATCCGCAGTCCCAACGACGCTTGTAGACCTGTATCGGTTGTTTGTGGAGGAGCCGATCCTGTACCTACATCGAGAAATTGAAACGCATTTGCCAAAGTCAGTGTGTTATCACCAAGACGATTCATTAACCCATCGGTCAACAAATTCGGAAACTCAAGGTGCTGCTTTACTACGCCGGTTTCTGCATGAATCAGATCAACGGTGAAATATCCATGCAATCCAACGGTAGGAAGCTTAATCACGGGATTTGCTTCGGGTAGCCAAATACGTGTTCTCATTATGCAGTTTCTACTCGACGGTTGAGGGCAAAACGATAGCGAAGCGTAAGTACCTGTCCAGAACTTTTAACGATTGGAGGAGATACAATATGCTGAAAAGTCGGTCCACTTGTGTATGTTGATCCAAAGTTCACAAGAAAACCAGAACTAGACACATTAGCCTGTGTTCCGGGAATAGAAAACTCCATATCTCGAAAAAATGTGCCGTTTGTATATGAAAGATTTGTTGCTGTCTGCAAAGAGGCCAAGACTTCTCCTCCCCACGATGCAATAGTTCCTGTCGCTGCAACTAGAGAAGCGGTTTGAAATACTCGAATACGAGATTGATTCCACGTTCCGAAGACATCAAAGAATGACGAGTTCCAAATTGTGCTAGCAGTGTTTATTCCTCCAACCGATGAGCTATACGTAATTCCTCTCCATGTAAAGCTTCCCGTTGAAGTGGAATTGTCTGTAGGGTGATACAATCGAATCATGTATCGAACACGCAATACGTCATTTGCTGTCTTTACGATTGATGTGGGTGTACCGGTGTTGTCTTTGATCAATACGCGACTGAACATAATTCCTGCGGTCGCCTGATTGAACAGACCCATTTCTGTGATGACGCCGTTTGCTTCCAAATCATTGAAGATTCGGGTACGTGTAAACGAGCAATAGGTATACGACCCCGAGTTAATGAACTGTACTTCATCAGCAAAATTTCCACTTCCAGAACTTCGAGGTGTCAACGGGGCGACCAATGTGGTATCGCTTACAGAAGGCGCAGTAGTCCCGGTTCCCACTTCCAAAAAACGAATAAGCGTTTCTAAGTTGTTTCCGCCTCCAAGAAGACGATTTAGTCCAGCATCGGTGATAACATTCTTGGTCCGCGAAGAAAACTTGATGTCGCCCGTTGTCTTATCGATTAGTTCTACATCATAAATGCCTTCTAGATCAACCGAAACGTTATGGTGTACGGTCAGTTGATCTAGAGGTCTTTCAGGAACCCACATACGAATACGGCTCATAGGGCAGTAATTGATTGACGAAACGTAAGACTCAATCGCTGTAGACTGTTTTTGACGATAGGCGGCGAAACAGCCATTTGAAATGTCTCATATCGTGCGCTGTTAAATGTGTTGGCAAAGCACTCGATAGTAAACCCGCTGATTGGAAAGTTTGCTACTCCGGGTTCAAAGATGTACTCTACATCTCGGAAAAACGATCCCGTAGTATAAGGTAATCGATTTGCGGAACTGTTTGTTGTCTTGTTGCTTCCACTTGCCGATCCACTGTATGCTTGCAACACAAACCCTTCATATGCATTCATGTTAGGAGACGAAATATTTGTCCCGTTTGCAAGCGCCACAGATTGGTAATCTGGTCCGAGAGGAATTCGTTGTACAGCAGTTCCCCATTCTATCTGACCAACATTACATGGGCGAATGCGATAGTTGTACGTAGTAGACCCCCATGTAAAACTTCCCGTAACATCAGAGAACGGGGCGTATGAGCGAATTTCGTATGTGACACGAAGCTGGTCATCTGATGTTTTGGTAATCGTCGTTGGACTTCCAGACACATCAAGGATAAGTGCTCTGCTGAAGATAGAGTTTCCAATAGAGTTAGCGAAGAATCCAATTTCTGCAATCGTTCCATTACCTTGTGCTTCCGTGAACAATCGAGTACGACGAAACGCTCCGTATGATCCCGATTGAATCGATCCAGAAAATCCGCACATAACATCTTGGATACCACCGTCAGAGTCAGTTCTTCCGGAAAATTCTATCTGCAAACCATTATCCGTTCCGCTAGGTGGAGTGGAGCCACCACCAACCGCCGCCCAATTTGTCAGGGTATAAATGGACCCGCTTCCAAGCGACATCGAATTCAATCCTTGGTTAACCACCAGATTTTTGAATGACCATGACTGCTTAACTTGTTGAGTCTTCGCGTCAATCAACTCAACAAAATAGTATCCGGCAATCCCGATAGATACGGGAGTCAGCAATACCGATTCTTCTGTCTCTTTTTCCGGAACCCACATACGAATTCTATTCATAGCACTCAACCTGTTAAACTTCCTGTAAGAAAACTGATACTTGCACTGACGAACGCTAGTACATCATATCCGGTATGCTCAATAACAATTGACCGAATTGAACCGGTTTGAAATGCAATAGCTACTTGATTTCTCTCATCGAACGATCCTGATCCGTAATCGATCAATACATTTCGAAGCGACCCCGTTTGCCAATTCACTCCTAGCTGATTGTTTTCAATCAAGGTTCCTGACCCGTATAGTATTACGATGTCTCGAAGTGAACCGGTTTGAAACGCCAATCCTACTTGATTGTTTTCGATGAGCGATCCTGTACCGTAGCTAATGATCACGTTTCGAAGAGATGATGTGACAAACGTGTTAGCATATGCAATCGAGTCTACATCCGCAGGAATCGGGTACAGAATCGATTCAAACCGATTCATCGTATAGGTTCCGGAGAGGACATTACGCTGAGAGTAATAAATAGCAATGCGACTATCCCGCAGTTTTGCCACATCCTCAAGATACGTCTCAAAATATGGCTGTTGCGTTCCCGTAGGAAACCCGGTTACATTTCCTGCAATTGCTCCACTCATCGATCCGGTGATCACTCCTGTCATAGTTCCGCTAATGAACGAAGTCGTAAGAGTCTGTCCGATCATTGACCCCGTAACAGACCCACTAATTCTTCCGTTGAATGACCCGGAAAAAGGAGTGGTACGAATGCGAAATACACTGCCGGTGATACTTCCGTTAAATGATCCGGACATAGCTCCTGCTAATTGCCCGTTAAACGAAGAGCTTGTTCCAACAAAGTTGTTTCCATTCAACGTTCCGGACAGTGATCCACTCAAACTTCCAGTAAAGAAACCAAACGCAGACCCCACAAACGCCGCAGAAAATTGATCGTCGATAATCGAGCCGGTAGACGCTCCACTACCCGTTCCGACAATCGATCCAATAAACTGTCCGCTAAACAACCGATCAAATGTTCCAGAAATGCTTCCGGTGAGTGTTCCAACCAGCGTTCCGTCAAGTCCACCATTCAATATTCCATTGACCGCCGAAGGAACCGGTACAGGAATCCAATATTCAACCGCGTACTGGTCACGCAACTGACGAAAGTATACACGTCCAATCGTATCTCGAACGTACATCATCAAAATATCGCTGGCGTCCGGTAGTTCTGGTGAGTCAAGGAGTAGCCGAGTATTGGCTCCTTGACCGAAATTTTCGAAGACAAAATTGTTAGCAAACGGGTTGAACCAATACAGCCAATTTTCTGACCCCGATAGCGGACCCACGGGATTTCCAGTCAATCTCGATCCAGCAACAGAAATACGACCGTCACTACCGAACGCAATATCAATTTCGTCGATACGAGAGCCAGTATATGTGAAGAGCAATTGAGCAGGGCGATATCCACCACTATCGCTTTGACGTTGATAGAATACCGACCCCGTGTTGTTGTTCCACACGTTCTCCACTCGCCACACTTTATTGATCAATCCTCCCGCCAATGAACCCGTTTCAGTAGGACCATACGTGTATGCGGTCTGATAATCGATAGCAATAGCATCAGGACGAGCCGTAATAGAGGTACCTTGAAACTCGGCTGATCCCGATGCTTCATAGTCTTCATACGTCTCACGATAGATTGGGCTTAGAACGCTACATGTAACAGAAGTTGCCATAGATTAGAATCGACCTCCATCAACCAAAAACGGAGCCGTCAGATTGAAGGGGAGCCATGACCCCGAAATACGAAGATGAATTTGTGGTGCGCCCGATCCGGTATTGATGTACAGTGTTCCCGAGCGTGGGAGTGGTGTGAGCAAGCTTGCACTGATACTTCCGACTTGTACCGCAATCACACTCAATCCACGAATGAATGCATCGGCTCCGGAACCGGAAATGTTAAACACCACATTTGAACCGCTGAGTTCGACAACCGAATCCGGACCATCAAGCGTAAGAGTTCCAGACGTGATCGTGATTGATCCAGACGAAACAATCGCACTTCCACTTTCAACGATAAGCGATCCCGACGTAATCGATGCCGATGGAGCAATGAGACTTCCCGATGGCACAAGGAAATTCATCGGCTGACTTGGGGGACTCCACACACCAACTGTTCCGGAATCCGACATGTGAATACCACCATTCCACGTAGCGTTTCTCCATCCCGATCCGCTTTCCTGCGAACTGTTAACGGTGATCAACCAGTCATCGACAACGACGGTATTGACCGCAAGAACACTTCCGCTTGGTGCGTCCGTTGTTCCGAATCGGGCAATGACTGATTGCGATGGCTCATTTACTCTTGTAGCCACCACACGGTTGATGCGAATAGTTCCACTGACATCCGTATCCGCAAAGAAGAAGTTTGGATTTCCTTGATTCGACACCGATCCCGTGCGGAACCAAATATCTCCGGGAAGCGGTCCATTCGGATTACGATCTACTGGTTCTAGCGTAAGCTGTGGAGAACCAGACGACGCATTGACCACCAATCCGCGACGAACCGATACCGAGGCCGTGACCGGCACAATCGAGTAATGAAAACTCAGGTTTGTCAGTGACCCCGTGAGCGATCCGACCGACTCGACACCCACCGTAATTGGACCGTCCATGAACGGGTCATTTGAAAACGACTGCGTTGCAAATGGACGAGGCGCAATACCAAATGATGAACCGGCAGAGTTGATACCGAGCGGAATCTCCGGTTCAAACAATGCCAAAAATGGGTCTATACAAATGAGTGATGCACTGCTGAATCCGCTAGACGAGGGGGTCGTTTCAATAAACGGCCCACCCGACCCCGATGGAAACAATCGAAACGCCGAACCAGAAACTAACGGAATCGAATAGACAAACGGATCAAATTCATATAGTCCGACCCACGGCGATCCACTAACGCTTCCACTCCACTCACCATTATACAAATCCGAAATAGAAGCAGACGATGCAGGAAATGTACTTCCACTCATCAACTGCCACTGCGGCTGTGTACCGAAGGGGTAATTTCGATTAGATGCGTTGCCCGCAATTTGTACGAGCTTCCACCAAAACTGGCTCATGAATTACGACGGAGTAGTGGTGATAGACAGTCGAACGAGGTAATACAGTGTGTTACCTACACGATCACCCGGAATAGGAATCGGATACTTGAGAATAGGGTCAGGGTTATACTGTCCTTGTTCTGCCACGTAAATACGATCATCACTGACCAGCGTTTGGAACGAGCTTGTTGCACTTGGGAATCCAAGCCAGCTTGTAGATACGCCAACCGCGAACGTCATCAAATAGATACCGTTGGTCAACTGACCTTCGTTAATGCCAACGTTCATATCGGCATACAACGTCTGATTGTAGATGCTCTGATCGGATGTTAAGGTGATTGTTCCCGACGTAAAGATTGCAATCGATCCGGTGACAAATGGATTGACAGAACTGCTAATTCCCGGTGGAGATGATACGAACGGTCCAAGGAATCCTGTAGCTCCGCGTGTATACAGTCCCATACGAGCGATTTGATCATTCCACTCACCCGCCGTAACTGCGCGACGACCGCGAAGTTCTTGGAAATCACCTTGACCACCACGAACACGATCAAAGAAGGTGTCGGACGTATTACGTGGAAGAAGCGAACGCACGTCGAACTTGTTTGATCCAGAACCGACAAGGAAATCACCATCAATGTCGAGGACGAAGTTTCCCGTACCCGGATCGACAAATCCTCGTAGCTTGTCAGCAATAGAAATAAACGGTGAGCCATTCAAATCGGTTGCGACAAGGAATGGAGTATTTCGATTGAAGAATGATCCCGATCCAATGCTGATAACCGATCCCGATACGAATGTAGTTCCATTGAAGAATCCGGTCGAACCAAGATTGATGGCATTGGTAGGGCTTGATCCACTTGGCAAAATACGAATCGTTCCTTCAATACGGTGGTCGGTTCCCTTGAAAACAACGTTACCGCCGTCAAAGAAGACCGGCTCCGATTCAATCAGGACCGGAACAAGATTGCTGTTGACATCGTAGAGTTCAGCCTTGAATTGCAATCGCTCATATCGTCGTCCGATCAACGGAGTGACGACACGCACTTCATCAGGATTGAAACCGCTTTCTCTTGCCGAAAAGACGCCAATGTTCGAGAAGAACCATCCGCCCGAGTAGATGACAAACCGCAAGAAGGCCGTACCAGAATTCAGTGCAGTGAAATTCTTGCTGAATCCGTCGAACATGCGGCTGTCAATTCCTGCCGGGACCACAAACGATGCAATCTGATAGCCAAGCGGACTGTCAGACGACGATGGGAATGCCTCACCTACCGCATACACATCCATGCGGGAAGCCATCGTTGGGTTGGTCTTAACGGTTGCGAAGCTTCCGCTAAGGGTATATTCCATTCCTTCCGTGAAGGTCAGTGGTTCCTTCGTGCCAATGAAGTATTGTGGCACGTCGGATGGCGTGTTGAACAACGATAGCGGCGAGCTAAGGTACATGGCGTCCAAAAGCTCACTGCGATCATAGGTCAACACACATGCATTCGACGGAGTATAGGTCGTGCTGGATACCGACCCCGAAGTCCAATACGCATCAATGATCGACTGATCGGCAATGTATCCGATGCGAACGTCTTGCTGACCAGAACTGACGGATTGTGTCAGGGTCAATTCCGTAGCTTCTAGCTGAATGTCCGTGACTTGCTGATAGTCTCCCGGCTGATCCAGCGACTTGACGTAAATCTTGGCACGGGCTACGTCACCAGAGAACGTCGTGAGCTTGGTTAGACGAATGTCCGCAAATGATCGAGACAGGGGTGTCGTCGCAAATGTCGTATCATCCACGAACGACATGGTGTACGCCGAGGTCTGACGGGGGCCGGTATCTGCTGCCACACCGTCGATGAACGTCAGAAGAGCCGTTGTATCGTTGATGACACGGGAAATCGAGGCCGTATAGTCGGATACCATGCCCTCCCGGTTAGCCAGACGGGCAAATAGGAATCCATTATTGGCAAACCGACGATCAATATTGAAACCGACCGTAGAAAGCGTCGTGACAAAGGACGGAAGGCCCGGAACGCTGCCCGTATCGTTTCTGTTGGTAGAGACGACGATAGAACCTGTGCCCTGAATCGACAGAGTGGCCCCTTGGACAGCGTTTCGGTACGGAGCCAATACTTCCCCTACCTGAATCTCTGGACGCTGGTATAGTCGAATCTTGGTCGAATTCGGAAGGTTTGGGGCGATGACGACCTGACGCTGCCACTTGACGTTGTAAACCCCTTTCCACTCCGGGGGCGGCTCATTACCATTTTCGTCAAATCGAAGCTGACCCATAATGGTCAGGGTGGCCGGTCCCGATGGGGTATTTTCATACACTTCAATTGAAACGACGCGAGCCAGCCCCTCCACGTAGTTCCGGATCGGCTGGACGAATATTGTATTGCCTTCAGAGTCAATGAGTTCGATCTTGACTTCGGTCGTTCCGATCAGTTCCGGCGATCCATTGATCAAAAAGGCGTTCTTTCCGCCCGTCAATACATCAGGAACTTGATTAAGACGAAAGTACCGAGACGTTGG